ATAAAAAAAGAACATATCAATTTACATGAAACAGATGAAAAAAAAGTTGAAGTTGATAATTATATAGATATACAAAAAGAATGTTTTTATATAGATAATCCGTTTGTTTTAGATAATTTAGATAATATATTTAAATTTAAAGGCCGTGTACAAGTAAATATAACAGATTTTGTTTTAGATAATTTCGAAGTATTTGGGCATTTAGATTTTTTGGAAAATAAACTAAATAAATCTCTTTCTCGTGCTACTACAGGTGATTTAATAAACGATGCTCTATTAACTGAAAGATTAGATGAATTTAAAAATAAATTAGTTCAACTTACGCAAGGAGATTTTTTGGAAAAAGACAATAAATTTGTATTTTTAGAATCTACATCAAATCAAGAAATCGAATTAGAAAATCTATCTACAGGTATCAAAGCTTTAGCAATAATTTTAAAATTAATTGAAAATCATGACATTTCTGACAATTCTATGATTGTACTAGATGAACCTGAAATTCATCTTCATCCAAAATGGCAGATAATTTTTGCTGAAATGTTGGTTTTACTTCAAAAAGAATTTAATCTAAATATAGTTTTAACATCACATAGTCCATATTTTATTAGTGCAATAGAAGCATATTCTGCAAAGCATGAAATTGCAAATAAATGTAAGTATTATTTAAGTGATTTAAACGAAGAAAATATGGCGGTTTTTGAAGATGTTACGAGAAATACTGATAAAATTTATAAAAAACTTGCTGAACCTTTAAAAGAGTTGGAAAAGATAATTTATGGAAATGGATAGTGCAAAACAACCAAATGAAAGAACTATATTAGATGCATTTGGATTAGAATATTCTACATTGAGTAAAACATCTTATGATGATGACAATGGTGCAACTATGACGGAGCTTCAAAATGAAGCTATAGATTTTGATCGCGTTAAAGAAGAGTATTTGAAGCATATGGAAAAAGGACCAAGCGAAATGCCTTTTTCTAATGATGCTTTGCTTAAGATTGGAAATACTTGGTATTTTTTTGAATTTAAAAATGGTACTATCGATATAAAAGAAAATGTTAATATTTTCAACAAAATTTATGATAGTATGCTTGTTTTTTTAGAAACTGTAAATAAACACATTGATTATTCAAGGAACAATATTGTTTACGTTCTTGTCTTTAATGAAGAATCTATTGATAAGGGAAAAATATCAAATCTTTTCGATAAAAATAAGTATGAAGAAGATAAAGAATTATTTGAACTTGCATGTTCTGAAATATCACCTTCCAATTACCGTGCTGCGCTGTTTTATGGACTACAAAATATGAAGCCTAATTTAGATTCAACTACTGCACAATTTGGATTGGAAAGATTTGAAAGATTTATTTTCAAAAAGGTGTATACAATACCAAAATATGCTTTTGATAATTTCTTTAATAGATACATATTGAATAAATAGATTACATAAAATGTTTGTTTAGGACTGTGATGTTTAAAATGCATTACAGTCTTTTTTTGTGCTCTTTATCACGAATGATAATTTTTTATTAAAAGTGGACCCATTTTGGACCCAAAATGAACCCAAAGTGAGCCCTAATTGGACCCAATTTGGACCTAGATTGAACCCTTATTTCCATGCTATTATGCTATTGTGGTTTTTAAAGAAATGAAACAATCCCATTTAATTTAAAATCACAGTTCAGACATATAGGTTAAACCCCTTGCTAAAAAGTTCCTTATGGAGCTTTTTTCTTTTGCAAAAACAACGATGCAGTTTTAACTGCTGTTTATATAAATAAAAAAATGGAGGTGGTGACATGATTTGGAAAAACACGAGTTAGCGTTTGAAGACTATAAAAACGGCATGAAGCAAAAAGAAATTGCTAAAAAATATGGTACGACAATCAACACTGTCAAGTCATGGTCACGCCGTTATGAATGGTCAAAAAAGAAGAAAAAGGGTGCACACCAAAATAAAAGTGTGCACACCAAAAAAGAATGCAAAAAAATAGCTGAAGAAATAGTAGAAACAAGTGAGCTTGATGAAGAACATCAGCTCTTTTGCATTTATTATTTGAAATATCACAATAAAGTCAAAGCATATTTAAAAATAAAACCCAAAGCTAAATATAACAGTGCTTGTGTCATGGCATCAAGATGGTTTAAAAAGCCTGAAATCCAAGAAGAAATTAAAAGACTAAAGCAAGAGTTATATACTGATATTCTTTTGGATCCTAACGATATTGTTCAAAGATACATTGATATTGCTTTTTTAGATTCCGATGAATTGGATGGAAAGGCAATTAAAATGTCAGATTCTCTTAGAGCTCTCGAATGGTTATCAAGTCATTTGAACATGGCCAACGAAGAACAAAAACTCAAAATTGAAGTATTGAAAAAGCAATTGAATACGAATGATCAAGAAGATGATGGAGTTGAAATTATAAATGATGCACCAATTTAAGAAAAAACAGGTACGTATTTCAGATATTGTCATTCCAAAGTTCTTGACTTGCTTCAATGACATTTCACACGTTCATAAAATTATGGATAGTGGTCGTGCTGGAACAAAATCAAGCTATGCTGCTATTCATGGAATTTATAAGATTGTAAGCGAAGATGAATGCTCGGTAATAGTCATGAGAAAGTTCCACAATAAGCTTTCTAAGACTGTCTACAATGAATTTAAACGTGCAATCAAACGTCTAGGGTTGAAGAAAAAACAATTCAAGATAACCAAGAATCCAATGAAGATTACATATCTTAAAAATGGCAATTCGGTTTATTTTACAGGAAACGATTCTATTGATGATACAAAAGGGATTATTGATGAAGAAAAACCTATCAAACTTGTTATTTTAGATGAGCTGACTGAGTTTTTTGAACGTGGCCAAGGAGAAGATGAAATATCCAACATAGAAGCGACATTCGTACGTGGTAATGATGATGAATTCTGTATGGAGTATTATTTCAACCCTCCTAAAAATCCTAACGCATCTATTTTTAAATGGGTCAAAAAGATGGAAAAACGTAGTGACTGCATTCATATCCATGTTGATTATAGAGATGTTCCAGAAAAGTGGCTTGGTAAAAAGCTTATTCAATCAGCAATGGAAATGAAAAAAGTCGATGAAAGAATGTACAACTGGATTTGGCTAGGAATATCAATTGGTTTGGACGAAATCATTTATTATATGTTCGATAAAGATAAACATGTTTTGGACAGAAATCTTACAAATGATGAAATAAACGGAATTACAAGGATTGATGCATCTTGCGACTATGGTCAAATGAATGCAACAGTATTTGAATTTTGGGGACTCAATCCCACGTTGAAAACTGTTTTTGGGCTTGATGAATTTTATCATTCAGGGCGTGAAAGTGGTAAACAGCTGACACCTAGCGAATATGCATTCAAGTTCAAGAAGATGTGTAAAAAAATCAAGGAAGAATTTGGACAATATCCACGAAACCTCTATATTGACCCAAGCGCACGAGGGCTTGCTGAAGAAATCAAAAGAGCTTGTCCTTTCATTAAAATAAGAGGTGCTCAAAATGATGTCAAATTAGGGATTTCAAGAGTCCAAAAGACAATAGCATTTCAAAAAGTACTGTTCAGTACACGTCAGGAAATGCTTTTGAATGAAATCGTTATTTACAGCTACGATAAAAAAAGCATTGAAAGTGGTGCTGAAAAGCCAGTAAAAGATGATGATCACTGTATGGATGCATTGAGATATTACATCATGGGCATCTGGAAATATATTAAAAGATATCTTCCTGATGTCGAGAAGAATGAAGGTGGTGAGGATGATTAGTGTTTACAGCAATAAAAAGATTTCTAGAAAGGATTAAGAATAGAATGTTTGCAACAAAAGATATAAATAAATTTTTCGATATCGATATTGCAATGTCAAATGACATGGTAAATTCAATTGATTTATGGAATAAGATTTTAGAAAACAAACAGCCTTGGCTAAGTAAAGAAAAAGGTGTCAAATCATTAGCATTGGCACAAGGGATCAGTGAGGAACTTTCTAAAACTTCAACAAGAGAATTGATATCAAAAGTCATATCAAATGATTTTGTCAATCAGGAATATCAAGAATTCATTAAAGATATGAATGAAAATCTTCAATGGGCTTTAGGCGAAGGCGGTGTTGTTTTTAAGCCATATGTAAGTGACAATCAAATATTTGTTGATGTTGTACATGCTGATAAGTTCTTTCCTGTTACGTTTAACGGAAGAAAGAAAATCACCGCAGGTATCTTTGTAGAACAGATTTTTAAAGGCAAAAACGTGTATACTCGATTAGAATATCAAAAATATGAAAATGGAGTAAATACGTTTGAAAACTATGCATTTATGAAAAAAGATTATTCTCAAGGAAACTATAGCTTTTATACTGATTTTGGCAATCAAATTCCATTGGATACTATTCCAGAGTGGAAAGATTTAGAGGAACATTTTGAGATTGGTGGCGTTGACAGGCCACTTTTTTCTTACTTCAAAACACCAGTCATCAATACGATTGATAAGATGTCTCCTCTTGGAGTTCCATGTTATGTTAAGGCAATCAATCTGATTAAAGATGCAGAGGAACAATACAGCAGATATATTTGGGAATTTATCGCTGGTGAAATGGCTGTTGAGGCTTCTGGTGACGCATTTGAAATTGATTCACACACCCATGAGCCAAAACTTCCTGAAGGAAAGAAAAGATTGTACAGAACATATGATATTGATAATTCTTCAGGACAAACAACTAACATCAATGATTTAATCAAAGTACACGCACCACAATTAAGAGATGCTAATTATGCTGCAGGATTCAATGATATTCTAAAGAGAACTGAGTTCGAATGTGGTTTATCGTATGGGGATTTAAGTGATCCACAACAAGTCGATAAAACTGCAGAAGAAATCAAGTCATCCAAACAAAGAAAATATGATACTGTTTCAGCTATTCAAGACAGTTTGAATACTGTACTTGAAGATATAGCATATGCAATGAATGTTTATGCTATCGGAATGGGCAAATCAAAGTCTATGGAATGTGTTGTTGAAACTGATTGGGGAGACAGTATCTTGACCGATACTGAAAAACAAAGAAATATCGACCTTCAAGAAGTCAATGCTGGTTTGATGCCTGAATGGAAATACAAAGTCAAATGGCAAGGCATGAGTGAAGAAGAAGCAAAAAGAGAAGTTGCTGAAAACTCAGATGATGGCATTGAATATGATGATGCAGATGATGAAGACGATGCAGAAGAGGATGTAAATGTTAACTGATAAATTTTTAGAAGAGTCGGGTGATGATGTCTCAAATGACTTCAGCACATTGGAAACTCTTCTTTTAATTTGGATGGGTTTGCGTTTAAGAAATCTTGCATCTTTAGAAGATATCGAAGAAGAGTATCCAAAATGGAAAAATAAAGCCTGTAGAGAGTTTTTTGAATACTCGGGTACTGAATTTCAAAAGGTCAAGAAATCGTCTCAAAGCAAAGTAAAATCGGCTATCAAGAATGGAATAGCAATGACGGTCAGCAATATTTTTTCGAGATTGAAAGATACTGATGCTCAAACTTCTAAAAAAGACATGTTGAACAGGTCAAATAAGAATTTGAACAAAGGTATCAAGGATACTCAAGGCGAAATCAAAAATCTTTGCAACGTTTCAAGAAAGTGCACCAACAAGCAGTTTATAAAAGCATGTGATGAAGCATATTCTAAAATTGTTGCAGGAAACAATGCCGACAAGGCCATTGAATCATCAATCAGAAAGCTTTCTCAAAAAGGTATTGAAGTAGTTGGCTATACTGATCATACAACTTCAATGGATGCTGCAGTTAAAAGAGCAGTTACAAGTGGTGTCAATCAAACGTCTTTGAAGTTTAAAATGGACAACTGCAAAGAGTTGGGAATTAACATTGTAAAGACTTCAAGTCATGGTGGTGCTCGACCATCCCATCAGGAATGGCAGGGCAAGTTGTTTTATCTTCATACTCCTGTAAAAGGTCTACAGAACTTTAAAAAGGCAACGGGATATGGTCGTGTTGATGGTCTAGGTGGAGCAAACTGTAGACATTCTTTTTATGAGGTTACTGATTATGAGTATAAGAACAATCTGGTTGATACCGAAGAATTTGACAAGAACAGGAATGATGATCAATACGAGCTGGAACAAAAGCAAAGATATTATGAACGTCAGATTCGCTCTTGGAAGAAAAGAAAAAACATTCTTGATGAATGCGGTGTAGATTCCACCAAAGAAGCCAAAAAGATTAGAGAATGGCAAGATAAGCGTTCTCAATTCATTAAAGACAGCAACATTCAATTCAAGAAAGAACATGGTATTGATAACGTTCTTAAAAAGGCTTATACGAGAGAGAAAGTTGTTAATAAAAATATAGATCAAATGTATAGACCTGTTAAAAGAAGTGGTTCTGATATTGATTTCAAATACAGCGAGGATGTAAAAATCAAAGCTCAAAGAGTAACTACTTATGGTGATGAAGTATATGTTTCAGACAATACAAAAATCAAACCAATGACACTTCATAGAATCAAAACTCATAATGATGAGATACTAAAAGAGTATGGGATTGATAAAAAACCTAAAATTGTAATATTTGACATAAACGAATACAGTGGAGCGTATGGCAAATATAACGCCGTTGACAACACAGTATATTATTGTTCTGATATTTTAAGCAAGGAATTAAAAAAAGATGTGGATACCGTAAGGCATGAATTATGGCATATGAACCAAGCAGAAGAATATAGAGTTAAATTTGGTGAGATAACTGATGAAAATTATCTTGATTATGTTACTTACACATGTGGTGTAGCAAAAAAATACATTGATAAAATGGGTATTAATGAATATAATGTAGGTGAGATAAGTGATTACGCCAAAAAGATGTATAAGTATTCACGTTATGATGAAGTGGAAGTTGAATACATAGCTTCAACTAGCAGAAAGGGGCGGAAATAAGATGGCTTTAAGACATTATCCTAAAGAAATAGAAGAACTGATGGAAATATGGGAACCGTATGAAGATAAAGTAAAAGATGGAGTTATGAGAGATGCCCCAAAAGAAGCAATTGAAGCGTTTAATAAGTGTAAAAAATGGGCTTGGGAACAAGGACAGTAAATAATAAGTCAACGAAAGTTGGCTTTTTCTTTTGCTCAAAATCAGGAGATATGATATGAAAACTGTAATCAAAGTATTATTCATTCTTTTAATTGCTTTGAAACTTATTGATCTATTCATTTGTGGGTTATGGAAAATTCTTATCCCACTTTTTATTTTCGGTTTAATTATGATGATTGCTTTTATTTTAGAAATTTTTTAGTAAAAAAGGAGAAAAATATGAAATTTAAAAGAGCATTTAAACTTATGTATAACGGAGAAAAAATTAAGCTCCCATCTTGGGGTGGATATTGGTATTGGGACAATGAAAAGAAAACAGTCATCATGCATACCAAAGAAGGTAAAGAAATGGATATTAGAGAAACTGAAAGAGTTATCTATACGTTATCTAATATTCTTGATGATGGATGGGTTCTTGCGGATGAAGAAAATTGTCCTGAATTAGGTGGAGAAGCTACTTTTGGTTTTGATGAAGCTATTAAGTATCTAAAACGTGGAATGAAAGTGAAACGTAAAGGATGGAACGGTAAAGACCAATACATTGAACTTGCTACAAATGTATCATTCAAAACACCTAATGATGAAGTTATTAATGTGGATCATTCAGATATGGGTAACAAAGCAATTGCTTTCCATGGAACAAGCGGTGTGCAGTTAGGATGGTTAGCAAGTCAAAGTGATATGTTATCAGATGATTGGACTTTTGTAGAATAGGAGAGTAAACGATGATTAGAGTATTTATTAGTCAGCCAATGAGAGACAAAACAAATGAACAAATTAAAACCTTATATCCTAATGAGGAAATTGAAGAAATTCAATCTTTCTTTGAAGATGCCCCTCACAATACAGCACCTCTTTGGTATCTAGGAGAAAGTATCAAATTATTAGGTCAAGCTGACATTGCTTATTTCTGCAAGGATTGGGAAAAGTATCGAGGATGCTGTATCGAACATGAATGTTGTGTTAGATACTCAATTAAACATGTAGAGGAGTAGGAACGAAAAATTCTAACGGGCGCAATTTTGCGCTGGTTAATATTCCTTCATAATTACGAATCTTTTTCAATAAGTCTTTATGTTTGATTTCAATTATGGTTAGCGCTATTGAAATAGTATGAAAAGGTATAAAACAATATAACACCCATTAAATTGGTTGTTAACCACATCTTTACGTGATAAAATACTTGTGAAAAGAGTAGAATAAATATGTGGAGGTGGGATTATGACTTATCAAGCATTACCTGTTAGCTTTTTCGAAAATCTTAAAACACAAAAAAACGCTAAAGTTGATAATGATGAAGTTGTTCCATTTCAATTTAGCGAAAAAGTGTTAAAAGGAGAAAGTAAAGTAAAAGCTACTTTACCAAAGAAAAAGAAATGTGCAGAGTAGGAGATATTATTTTAATTAGAAAATATATTGGAGAAGATGGCGCACGTCAAAGAAATCATCCTTTCATTGTATTGAATGACAGTGAAGGTAAAATTGAAGGTTTGCCATTTGATCTAACATGTTCAGTCATGTCTTCTTTTAAAAACGAAGAGCATCGAAAGAAGAAACTTTCAATGAAGCAAAATTTAGAAATTACTGTTGAAGATGGAGTTAAGAAAGATGGCTTTATTAAAGCTAATCAAATTCATTATTTTCAAAAAGATAAACTTGATTATATTGTAGTCGGTTCGGTAACTCCTGAATTATTTGCTGAACTTATGAAATTAATTGAAGAACTTTTTAAGGATGAAGAAATATTGGTAAATACTTCTAATCTTTAGAAATTATCAAGCCACGAATAAGTGGCTTTTTATTTTGGATGAAAAGGTATGAAATGATATAAAAAATAAAAAAGCTCCTACTCATTTGAGAGGAAGCTAAAGTGCATATCATCTATTACAAAATTATCATATTTTAAAGTATCAGTAGTATATTTATCAATTAATGATTTAACAACAATTTCGTAAGTATCTGCATCAATTGTTTTATCGTCATAAATAGCTTTTACCTTTGACCATTTTGTTAAAAATTCATTTAATATAGGATTTTTGACTATTAAAGACATATCGTATTCGTCTTGAGAGTAATGATACTCTTCTATGTCAATATGAATAGATTTACAGATATTTACTATTAAGTTGAAAATATCAGAATATGATGAGAAATCTTTTGTTTTATGAATATCAGAAAGTCCGCAAAGCCAATCTATAGAAATATTGCATTTTATTGCAATATTGTACAAAGTATCAATATTGGGTGTTTTTGATCCGTTTTCATATGAAGAAAGTGTAGTTTGAGCTACGTTTATTAAATCTCCAAATTGGCTTTGTGTTAAGTTCATAGACTCCCTAAGTTCTTTTAATCTTTTTGCTAGTATTTGTTCGTTCATATTTACCACCTTTTTATTATATTATAAATAGTTTTTAATAAAAATAAATACAAGTTAATAAAAAGCATTAAATATTATTGACTAATTATATTTATAATTGTAAGATAATAAATGTAAATGAAAGGAGGGACAGCTATGAAAAACTTAATACTTAAAATCGATGAAGAGTTACATAAGCAAATAAAAATTCGCGCAACCGAAAATGGTCAAACCATAAAAGGCTATATAACCACATTGATAAAAAGAGATTTAGGTATAAAAAAATAGAGAGTTGTCCGCTAAAACAATACTCTCTATTAAACCATCTAGGCAAAAGCATTTTAACATTATTTGCCTAGAAATTCAATTAAAAAGAAAGAGGTAAAAAGTATGTTAGAAGAATTAGATGAAATCATTAGTATAATTAGTGATTTAGATGACAAATTGAATGATTTAGAAAGAATTAATTCAATGGTCATTGTTACATGTGATGCATGTGACCATGGAAATGATATCAAACAAGATGTTGCAAATGTTATGGCAATCATCCAATGTCAATTAGAAACGTTAGAAGAAGATATTAGATCAAACATTTATAAATGCAATGATTTAACAAGAAACATTCAAAAAACAATTAACAAAGGAGGTTGTCAATATGGAAGAGCTAATGGATAATGAATTGATTAACACATCAGCAATTGAAACAATAGACAGTAGAGAAGTTGCTGAAATGGTTGGTATTCAACATAAGGACTTATTGAAAAAAGTCCGTAATTATCAACAAATTTTAGAAAGCGCAAAATTGCGCCCTCAGGATTTCTTTATTCCAAGCACTTATAAAGTTGAAAATAACAACAAAACTTATGAATGCTATCTCCTAACCAAGAAAGGTTGTGAAATGGTAGCAAACAAATTGACTGGTGAAAAAGGTGTAATCTTCACTGCTAAATATGTTAATCGTTTTGCTGAAATGGAACAAAAAATCAAACTTCCAAAAACTGATAGAGAAATCTTGTTCTTGAGTGTTAAGGTTCAAGAAGAGACAGCTCAAAGAGTTGATGTTCTTGAAGAAAAGGTATCTGATTTAGAAAAATCAACAACGATTGACAGTTCACAACAATATACGCTTGAAAGAATTGCTAAAACAACTGTAATTAGTGCACTAGGCGGTATTGATTCAAGAGCTTACCAATTAATGAGCAGAAAGCTTTTCAGCAACATTTGGAGAGATTATAAAAAGTATTTCAAATTAGGCTCATATCGAGATACACTAAAGACTGATTATGAAAATGCTAAAAATTATTTGGAATCATGGTCTCCTGAGGTCAATACAAGCTTGAAAATCAAAGAATACAATAGTCAATTATCAATGGTATTAGATTAAAAATTAAATATGAATATAAAGCGAGTTCAAAAGACTCGCTTTTTCTATACGCAATTTTAGAGAAAGGAGGTGTTTTTCAATGGCTGAAGGATTAAGACCACATCATCATCAAGAATTTGAATATCATACTATTCAATATTTTGATAAGAAAAGACACGTTATTGTTAAGAAGATACAGTATATGTGTATGATTTGCGGTCGTGTTCGTCATGAAAAATACGATTGCTACGTACCGCCACCTAAAAGCAAAACAAAAGCACTAGAGAGAAATAAAAGGAAATACGGCAATAGAAGCTGATATTTTCTTTTTTTGTACCCAAAAACTGAAAACAACATAGCAAGACACAAAGAAAACGAATTTTGAGGTGGGCAACTCGTAAAACTGCAACCGCACAGGCTGATGCGACCAGCGTACTAAAGCGTAGTGAATGAAAGGATCTTATGAAAAGAGAATTTTTAAAAAATTTAGGATTAACAGATGAACAAGTTAATCAAATCATGACTGAAAACGGTAATGATATTGAAAAATATCGCAAGGAAGTCGAATCAAAGACAAAAGAGCTAGAAACATTGAACACAAAATATGAATCAGCTCAAAACTCCTTGAATGATGCGAATAAGCAAATCAAATCATACAAGGATATGGATATTGAAGGCATCAAGAATTCCGCTGCTGAATGGGAAAAGAAATATAAGGATGAAACTGCAGAGTTGAACAATAAATTGACTCAACAAGAAAGAGACTTTGCTACTAACTCATACTTTGCAGGAATGAACTTTACTTCTGAAAGTGCCAAACGTGGAATTATTTCTCAATTCAAGGAACAAAATTTTGAATTAAAAGACGGCAAATTCATTGGAGCGGATGAATATATCAAAGGTTTAAAAGAATCGGATGCAGGAGCATTCGTTGTTGAAAAAACTAAAGATGAACCTTCATTACCAACATTTACAAAAGGTACTGCTTCTAAAGGAGCACCTGGAGGAGAAAACAATGCAAATGCATTCGGTTTCCATTTTGCAGGTGTTAGAGCAATGCCAAAAGGATAACAGATCAGGAGGAAATTAAATATGGCAGCAGTAAACTATGCACATGCATATCAACAAGCGTTAGAACAAGCTTGGCCTTATGCGCTTTATTTCGGAGATTTATTCAATACTCCAAATAACCAAAAATATAGATGGGTCAATGCAAGAACAATTGAAATTCCAACATTAGAAACTACAGGACGTGTAGATTCAACAAGAGATACAATTGCCACTGCATCTAGAAATTACAATAACGCATGGACACCATTAACTTTAACTAATGAAAGAAAATGGTCTACATTGGTACATCCAAAAGATATTGACCAAACAAATTTGGTTGCTTCAATTGGTAATATCACTGAAACATTCAACCAAGAACAAAAATTCCCTGAAATGGATGTATATTGTGTTTCTAAAATCTATGCTGAATATCAAGAATTAGGTCAAACTCCTATTACTGATGAAATCACAGCAGCAAATATCTTAGAATATTTCGATAAGATGATGATTGCCATGGCAGAAGCACGTGTTCCATCTACAGGAAGAATCTTATACATCACACCAGTTTACAACGCAATGTTAAAACAAGCTGAAAAATTAGCTAGAACTGTCATTATTGGTGATGCTGAAAATAAATTAAACAGAACTATCGCTAACTTAGACTTGGTTAAAATCGTTGAAGTTCCATCAGAATTAATGAAAACTGTTTATGACTTCACACAAGGATATAAAGCTGCAGGTTCTGCAAAACAAATCAAAATGTTTATGGTGCATCCATTAGCAGTCATTACACCAATCAACTATGAATTTGCTAAATTGGATGAACCATCTGCAATGTCTGAAGGTAAATGGGTCTACTATGAAGAATCTCATGAAGATGTATTTGTTTTAAAGAAAAAAGTAAATGCAATCCAATTTGCAGTTGAAAAATAATAAAGAGGAGGATGATCTATGTCACAAGTAAGAAAAGGAAATAGAATCCTTACAATCGAGCCACATAGAGTTGATGACTATGTTGCTCGTGGTTATGATCATATTGATGAAGAATCTGGTGAAATCATTAAAAAAGGTGACCCAGTTTCTTTAGCAGATTTTAAAAGAGAATATTCATCTTTAAAAGCACAAATTAAAGAAAAAGATGCAAGAATCGTTGAATTAGAAGCACAAAATGCTGAATTGACAACAAAAGTTGAAGAATTAGAAGCAGGTGCTAAAACTCCAGCAAAAGCATCTAAAGCTAAGAAAGATACAGCAGAAGAATAGTATGAAGGTTTCATATGAATATTACGTAGATACATTCAAAGGAAAAATATGTCAGCCTGAATTTGAGGACCTTGTTGAACCTGTAATTGATTTAGTCAAGGGTTACGCTGAACAATTCATTGCACCATGGGCATTAGAAAAAAATATCGATTATTACTGTTTGGAGCTTAAACGAGCAGTATGCTATCAAATCGATTATCTTCGAGCAAATGGTGGTTTGAATGCTCTAAATGGCACAAGCGATTTGGACTTGCAAAGCGTATCAAAAGACGGATTTAATTATAGCTATGGCGATAGGGGCAACAAATTCAATGGTGTTCCTTTTTCATCCGTTTCAGCTTATATGATTAAAAGTGAATTGAGAAGAAAAGGTCTTATGTGCAGAGTGGCCAAACGATATGATTAGCTCTCCTCGTATTTTAAGACCTTTTACTGTTACTTTGATTCATAAAGTTGATGAAGATACTTTTATTCCATACGTTCTTGAAAACGTTGGCTTTGATGAAAACTATGGCATTACACAATCAAACAAGGGTATTTCTGATGCGGACAGTGTTCTTTTAACGATTGATTTGAGTGACTGTGGTGAACTTACATTTGTTGATCAGCATGAATACAAGTCAAAAAAGAATACTTTTACGATTGGAAATGAAGATTATTTTGTCTTGGATGTGGTAAAAGAAACGGACTATGATGAATTGAAAAAGACAACAAATGTCTATTCAATCAATAAATATGCCTGTTATCGCCCTCCAGGAACAAAAGACATTCAATTTATTGAGGTGTATGCTTCTTGAAGATTTCTGTTGATGTTGACTTTTCTCAAGTAAAAAAAGATTTGGAAGGGACAAAGGATAAAGCTTATCAGACTCTTAAGAATGCTGTAATAAGAGATACTGATCCTTACGTTCCTTTTTCTAATCTAGATAATCGTACTCACTTAAGAGAAACACCTGGTATTGGTGATAGTGCCAAAGAAAAGAAACAAGTCATTTACGATACTGATTATGCGCAACACGTTTATAAAGGTACAGGGATGAACTTTGACAAGTCACGCCATCCAAAGGCAACGGCCAAATGGTTTGAAAAATCAAAGAAAGCAAACATCAAGAAATGGATTAAAAGTATAGAGGACGTGTTTAGAAATGGAAAATAAATCAAATAAAAAACTGACATATGAAGAATACAACAGGGTATTGGATTGTATCTATGACTTTTGCAAGAAGTTGGATATTCAAAATTTACAAAAAAACATGTGGAAATTAGATTTCTTTACTTCAAACAAGGATGACCAAATCATGGTTCAAAGAATATCTAATCGTGCTGAAAAAATAAATGAAAACATCATAGGAGGCTATACTGCGGTATTGCCTTTTTATATTAATTTTCAATCAGGAGCTAAAACTGAAAAGAGTGTCAAAAAAATTACTGATGTTCTGGATGCATTAGCAAACCAATTTGAAATGGAAACAATGAATAAATTTGAAAACATTATTTTTCCTGAAGATATAGTTCCACAGAAATTAGAAATGATTGCCAATCCTGGTGTTGAAACCTATGACAATGGCATTGCTAATTTTTCAGCACTGTATCAATTAACTTACTACAAGAAAGGAGCGTTTGAATAATGGCACAAACATTAAGAAATACTGTAGTAAATCGCCACGAAAACCTACACTACGTCAAATTCGATGGTGTATCAAAACCTGTATTGGCTGGTACCGGTTTAACTGATTGGACTCAAGCTGTAGATCCTTCAACCGATGACGGACAATACATTAATGAAAAGACTTCTCACTCAAATATGATGGCATATACACCATCAGTTTCTTATTCAGGAGAATTGATTCCTAATAATGAATTTGTAAGACATATCTATGAAGTCGGTAAAAAAGAAGTCATTGGTTCCATGTTTGATGAATATGAAATCGAAACATGGGCACCTGTTGAAGGTTCAACTGGATGTTTTGCAGCACATCACAGACAATATGAAATTCAACCATCTAATCCTGGTTCTGGCGAAGGTGGAGGGAAAATTGCATTGGAAGGAACTTTTGCTCAAAAAGGTGCTTCCGAACATGGCCAATACAATGTGGCTACTGGTGAATTTACTGCAGGTGAATATGACTACACAACTGGTAAATTTACAGCTGCTTCACCTCAATCAGGTGCGTCATCAACACCAGGAAGCAAATAGAAATCAAATAAGAAAGGGATTGTTACTATGCTAGAAATTAAGATTCAAGAGAATTTATTCGATGTAAAAATTAAAGATCGTATTTTCAGTATCGATGCTGACAATATCGATAATCATTTGCTGATTGACAAGTTCATCAAAAAATACAGAGGCAATCGTACAATTGACGATACCTTTATTGAAGACTGTCAAGTCGTCATTGATGAATTTCTAGGAAAAGGATCATACGATTATCTTTTTGATAAGGATGATTTAAAGCCTTACTACGTAATCCTAGCTCTTGCGGAAGAAATTCAAGCCAAGTTTGATGAACATGCTACGACTGAACGTCAAAAAGAAAAGCAAGACAGAATCAAAAATGAGCTTGACAGTTTAAACTCACTTACAAAGGAATTTGGAAACCTTCAAAAGCAAATGGATTACACAAAAAACAAATACGGGTTAAAAGATTATGTTAATTCTAGACAAAAGAGATCTTCAAAAAACAATAAGAATAGAAAATCAAGAAATAGAAATAAGAACTGATTTTAGAACGTGGATTCAATTCTCTTGTATCGTTTCTGACAAGTATATTGATGAAAATTATAAAATTCCTATGCTGTTTGATTTGGTGATTCCAAACTATGAATTGTACATAGAAAATGTTGATTCATTAGAATTGCTGAAAGGAATTCTTGATTTCTACAAATGTAATAAACCGGATAAACCTGAGAAGAAACCTAATAAAAAAGTTGGGTTTCTTTTTGATTATGATATGGACCTTATCTTCGCTGCGTTCATGCAGCAGTATGACATAAATCTATTGAGAACCAATATGCACTGGTGGGAATTCAAGGCATTGCTGAATGGTTTGAATGATGATACCAAGTTCGTTCAGGTCGTTGGATATAGAACTGCGGATCTATCGAAAATCAAGGACAAGAAGGAACGTGCGAGAATGAAAGAACTTCAAGATTATTATGCTATTCAAGAACAGGGAGACCCATTCCAAAGAACTCAGGAAGAAATCGAAGCGGAATTGTTTGAATCATTAGGAATTCCAAAAGAATAAATTAAAGGCAGGTGGTATGATGGCAGATGGTAAAGTTGTTATTGATTTAGAAATCAATGATAAAAGCGTTGATAAGAAACTCAATACAGCTGACAAAAAAGTAGATAAATTTGCTAAAGATGTATCACAAAAAGAAGCAAAGCCTAATGTTGATGCTGATACTAAGAAACTGGAAAAGAAACTTGATGAAGCATCAAATGAGGTTGAAAGCTTTTCAAAAGAAGCTACTGACAACGCAAAAGTTGAAAGTAGTGCAAAAATGGACACTTCCAATTTTGAAAAGAGTGCCCAGACAGTAAAATCAGAAGCATCTGCAGTTGAAAAAGCTATAGATGTTGATGGTAAAGTTGATGTTGAAGATAAAGCAACATCTAAAATAGACAATGTAAAGAAAAAGATAGATGATTTCTTAAACAAAAAAAACAAACCAAAACCTATTGAGCCTCCTGACTCTGATGATTTTGAGAAAAAGCTTCAAGAAATGGAAGACAAAATCAAATCATTCGGTGCTAAGATTGCAGGATATCTAGCCATAGGAGAAGCGATTAAACAAGGAACTGAAATTGGAAAAGAAGTCTATGCTGATTTTGAAGATTCAGTTGCACGTGTCAAAGGCGCTCTAGGAGAAACAGATGACCAAGCGAGACAGACTGCACAGGTCATCAAGGATGTTTATGAGGCTGGACTTGGTGAAAGTATGGACCGAGTGGCCGAAGCCGTTGTAAGAATCAAGCGAAATCTTGGTGAAATGGATGACGGAACTCTAAACGCTATTACACAACAAGCAATCATTCTTGAAGATACATTTGATGTAGATATGAATGAAACATTGCGTGGTGTCAAAGGATTGATGAAAAACTTTGGGTTAACTGCACAAGAAGCAATGGACTATATTGTCGCAGGAACTCAAGAAGGGTTGGACTGGACTGATGAACTAGGAGATAACATTTCAGAGTATTCAGGAAAGTTCTCTCAAGCGGGATATTCAGCAAGTGAATATTTCCAATTGCTAAAGAACGGTTCAGAAAGTGGTGCATATAACCTAGATAAGGTAAATGATGCCATCAATGAAGTAACTACTCGTTTAGCTGATGGAACTATTGAGGGTGCTCTAGGTTCATTTTCAAGCGAAACACAAAAGACATTCAAAGCATGGCAGGATGGAAAAGCCACTCAAAAGGATGTTATCGACAGTATCGTAAGTGACATTACTAAATGTGATGATCAACAAAAAGCATTGACAATGTCAGCTACTGCTTTCGGAACGATGGGAGAAGATGCTAACCTTACATTTGCAAAAGCGTTAAATAGTGTTGGAACTACTTTTGATGATGTTTCAGGAAAAGGACAACAGTTTGCTGATGAAACAACGACTCCAATGCAAGAATTGGAATCAAAAGTTAGAAAGGTCAAAGATCAGTTACAGCCTTTAGGTGATTTGTTCTACGATATAGCAGGCGTTGTATTAGATAACTTTGCCCCTCTATCAGGAATAATCGTAACTGTTGCTACAGCAATTGCTACATATAAAACTATTACTACTGCAGCTGATGTTGCTACAAAAGGTCTTGCGGCAGCACAAAAATTATTGAGTGTAGCAATGGATGTAGGTCCTGTTGGGATGCTTGTAGTAGGTATCACGGCATTAGTGGCTGGATTCCTTTATTTATGGAATACAAGTGAGGAATTCAGAAAATTTTGGACAAAGCAATGGGAAAATATCAAAGCATCATTTCAAAGTGTAGCTGATATACTCGTACCATTCTTTACCAAGATATTGCCCGAAGCATTCAATGGCCTTGTTGAAACATTCCAAGGTGTCGGCGATTCAATTGTTGAATTCTTTGTTGGCATTGGCGAGACGATTGCATCTTTCTTTACCGAAACGATTCCTGAAGCATTTAATGGTTTCATAGAAACTGTAAGTGGATTTATTGATTCAGTGGTCAGTTTCTTTAGTGAACTTCCTTACAACATAGGATATGCTATAGGATATATCATTGCATTGATTGTAGATCTTGGAATGAAATTTGTTGAATTTGTAACGGTTGATGTTCCGAATTTCGTAACAGGTTTTATTTCTTGGATTTCTCAGTTGCCTGGTCAATTTTGGACATACATAACTGATATCATAGGAAAAGTAGCTGAGTTTGCTTTGAATTTGATTTCCAAAGGATATGAAGCAGGGTCAAACTTTGTATCAAGCATCATCAGTTTTGTTACAGGATTACCTGGGCAAATTTGGAACGTATTGTCAAATGCTATTGGAAAGGTTGCTGAATTCGTTGTCAAGATGGGTTCAAAAGGAATTGAAGCAGCCAAATCACTATGGAATGGTATCGTTGATACTCTTGCTGGATTGCCTGGTAAGATGGCTGATGTAGGTAAAAATATCGTTGAAGGTATCTGGAATGGTATCAAGAATGCAAAAGACTGGTTGCTTAGCAAGATTGGCGATTTTGCAAATGGTGTTGTAGATGGTATCAAAGGATTCTTTGGCATTCATTCACCTTCAAAAGTCATGAGAGATGCCATTGGTAAATTCTTACCACCAGGTATTGCGGTAGGTTTTGAAGTGGCCATGCCAAAAGCTCAAAAATCTATGAACAAAGAACTTGAAAAAATGACAAGTGACTTGAATGGTATCATAAACTTCAATTTGGATGATATCGAACTGAAAACAAATCTTGATATCGCAAGACAAACAGCATTTGAAAGCAATGTCACAAATGAATTAAAAATTGATTATGATAAGATGGGAAATTCAACTGCTAAAGCAATTAAAAACAGTGGAATGTCTTTCAAAGTAGACAAGCGTGAATTTGCCAGAATTATTTAGAAAGGAGCATTTATGAAAGTATATTATGTCAATTCAAACAATGAGCAAATAGATTTGTTAAGTGCTCCTTATCATATTGAAGAAACTGACTTTTTTAACTTTGAGTGGTCATATGAAACTGAAAATAGAAGGGTCACACGCTTTTATCGTGATGTCGAAACGAAAAAGGTTAGTGTAGATATCTTTAGCCAAAATCAAAAAGACTTCTACAGTGCTCTAAATAGACTCGTTGAGATATTTGATGTAGATAACGTAAGCAATGTCAAAGGAAAACTCTTCTATAATGACTACTATATAGAGTGCAATATCTTTAAAAACCAAAAAGACATGAAGTCATATATCCTTCCATACGCAAAGGTAGATTTAACTCTGGTAACTGATTCAACCAAATGGATCAAGGAAGATACCTATCATTTTTACAGCACAGGTGAAGGCAGAAAAACAGGAACAAAGAAGTATTCCTATAAATACCCTTACGTGTATGGTGCAAGTGAAGGACAGATGACGGTTAGAAATATTGGAGTCGTTGAAAATGATGTTCTGTTAAGAATCTACGGTCCGGCACAAGACCCAGCCATTAAAATAGGAGACAATCTTTATCAAATCAATACGACGCTTGAAGCAAATGAAAGGCTTGAAATCGACACCATGAAAAAGAAAGCTGTAAAAATTACGGCACATGGTGATGAAATAAACGTTTTCAATGACAGGAACAAAGACAACAGATTGTATGTTCCCATCCCACCTGGTACAAATATTGTCGTTTGGAACAACTCCTTTTCGTTTGATATCGTTGTCTACGATGCAAGAAGCGAACCAAAATGGGAGAGTGATGAATGATGATGGAGTTCATCTACACGGATCCTAACGGAATCGAACAAGGACCATTGTTAAACTGCAGCCTGGACTTGGAAATTGGAACATATGACAAAGCCAAAAATGACTTTGAAATAACTGTTTCAACGGACAGCTGGGACCGCAAATTGACATATGACAGCAGATTCTATTGTGTCGGTACCGAATTTGGTGGGATAGTAAAAAGTATTGAAATAGATACTGAGGCTGAAGAGGTAAAAATAGGTGGTATATGCCCAAGAAAATTGCTAGCAAACGATATCATTCAGCCTAAAAAAAGAACTGATGAATACTATGAATTTATAGGTGAAGCAAACGAATGCATTCGAGAATATATCAATTCATCAACTGATTTTTTCAATTATATTGAAAATAAATCTAAATCAGTAAGTTTAAAAAAGAAACTGGCTGATTTTTTTGTTGTTTCACAAGAAGATAGTGGAATAACCATTAATTATCAGGCACGTTATTACAACACGTTGCAGGCATTTGAAACAATGCTAAATGATGCAAATGCCAAACTTAAACTTATTTGGAATAAAGATGGACAGATTGAACTTTCAGTTGAGCCTATTATCAATTATTCCGAAAAACTCCAATTCGACAATGATTACAATCTGCAGATTATCGCTAAAAAAGATATAAATCAATGTAATCATTGTATTGGATTAGGCAAAGGCGATTTGCAAGAAAGGCAGGTTGTTCATGTCTTTAAAATCAATGATCAATATTTAGAATTGAGTGAAATTGATGATGACTCTATGATTCCAAGTGAACTGAATACAATGACATATGACTATTCAAATGTTGAAAGCATTCAAGAATTAATAGATGGAACCAAAACAAAATTAAAAGAAGCACAGACTGATAACTCTTTAGAAATTACGTTTGATAATTTGTCACCTGAAATTGGTGATATCGTAGGAGCAAAAGAATACATAACAGGTATTTCTATGCAAAAACCTATTGTTCAAAAGATAGTCAAATGTACGTTTGAAAAAGACTATACAGACTGCGACATTGATTATAAGGTAGGTGATTAGATGGCAAGTTCAAGTGATGCAGTTGAGGCAATTACATTAACAGGAAAAGAAGTATCTGCAAGTATCGATGCATATTTGTTTGACGCTCTATATTCAGCTGATGGTATTTTTACAAAAGGCAATCAAATGAAAGCTTCTATTGTCAGCAATAACAAAATAAGGATTGCTGATGGATTGCTTATCAACCAAGGACATTTTCTTAGAATCAAACCAGGAATGTATTGCGATGTGCCAATTGAAAATGGTACTCAAAACATGAAACGTTGCGATTGTATCGTTGCTCAATTTAAAATTGATGAAAGCGGAGAATCACACGATATTGTTGTCATCCAAGGTACACCTGGAGAACAAGAAACAGTTCCGTTATTAACAAAAGATGATCTTGAAAACGGTGGTGCTTTACGTCAAATTGAATTGTTCAGAGTTCATTTGAATGGAATCAATATTTCAGGTGTCGATAGAATTGCTAGGACAGTCAATTCATTTAGTGATGCAATCTTTTACAAGGGTTAACATATGAGAATTATTGAAATCTATCTGAATGAAAATCAATCACATTCATGTACTAGAAATATCTTCTATGCTGGAAGAAAGTATGATAGCAACAATACAGCTGTCAAATTCACCAACAAAAATCTATTCATTGATGGCTGGAACTTCTACTTGAAAGTAGATATGGACGATGAAGTAACTGAAATACCATTACTTCAAAATCTGTTTATCATTGGAGAAAATCTTACTCAAATAGCAGGGGTATTAACCTGTACATTGATCGGCAGAAACAGTGATGATAATTCTACTAAGACATTTGAACCATTTAGATTGAAAATCGAAGATGTCGAATATGATCAGGATGATAAGGAACAACAACCAATGGATCCAAACATGAAGTTGCTGTATGAAGAATTAATTAATTTAAAACAAGAATTACAACAAAAAGAACTTGCGACTCTTCCTGCAGGTGGTAATAAAGACCAAGTATTGCAAAAAGCAAGCAATATCGATTATGACTTTGCATGGAAAGATATGCAGGGAACAGCCACAGAAATGTCTGATGATGAATTAGACAATATGTGGAAAGAAGTATTTGAATAAAAAAATAAATAGAAGGAGAGATATATTATGAGTTTTGTAACTGATTCAATTTTAAAAACAGCCCTAGGAAAAATTAAAGCATGGGGTGAAGGAAAATTTGTAGCGCAAGAATCTGGAAAAGGTTTATCTTCAAATGATTATACAAGTGCAGAAAAAACAAAATTGAGTGGTATTGCTGAAGGTGCTCAAGCAAACAAAATTGAAAGCGTAAAAGTAAATGGTACAGCTTTAACTCCTGATTCATCGAAAGCTGTAAATGTAGATTTATCTGCTTATGCTAAATCAGCTGATGTAACAAAAGAAATTGCTTCAGCAGTATCAGGAGTAACTCAAATCGATTACTCAGTTGTCGAATCATTACCTTCAACTGGTAAAAAAGGTATTATCTATTTAGTTGCTAATAGTGATTCTGGTAATAATATCTATGATGAATACATCTATATCAATTCTAAATTTGAAAAATTAGGTTCAAGAGAAATGGATCTAAGCTCTTATGCTAAAAAGACTGATATTCCAACAAAAGTATCATCATTGACAAATGATTCAGGATATCAAACTGCAGCACAAGTAACTTCAGCTATCAATGCTAAATTAGTAGTAATGACTGATACTGAATTAAATACAATGTGGTCTGAAGTATTTGGAGCATAATCAACTAGGAGGTCTTATATATGAAAGATTTCTTTAAAAGAGTTTTGTTTTCAAACGTAAGTGAACATGCATCTTCAACAACTGTTTCAGCTAATAGCACTAAGTTTCTAACAAGTGATATTTTGAAAACTTTTATGACAAAGTTAAAAGATACGTTTGCTTTGAAGTCACAATTAACATCATTGCAGATGCGAGTTGGACAGCTTGAAAAAACAGTCAGTGAATTAGAAACTGATTTAAAAGATGCAGTATATTACAAAGAGTAGATCGATTTCTGCTCTTTTTTAGTTATTAAAAATATAAATAAAGATTGGTGGTGACAATAACTATGCCAAAACTTATTGATAAAGATGGAAATGAATTGCTTAATTTACAAATGTCAGCTGATGAACATTGGACAGGAAAATATTGGTTGGATGGTAAGAAAATTTATGAAAAAATTATTACATGGACTGGTTTAAATGTTGGTGTAAGCACTATAGATCACTCAATCAGTAATTTGGGTGAATTCATTGATTATGAAGTCACATGTTCCAATGGAGAAGATTTCTATAGATTTCCTGTTACATATTATTCTGGTGGTAATACAGGAACATTCTACTGTACGTATTTCATTTTGAATGTAGATAACATTCGTTTTGCTAACAATTACAGCTGGTCAAATTATAAATTTAAAGCAATTATTCGTTATACAAAAAAATAAAACTATCTGGAAAGGGTGATTGAATTGAAAGTTAAAAAATATGATTTTAATCAGTGGGTAAAAGCTGCCGGTATTAGAGCGGTCAAAACGGTAGCTCAAACTGCTGTAGCATTAATTGGAACATCTACTGTCATGAATGAAGTCAATTGGGCGATGATCGTTAGTGCAAGTTGTCTATCTGGTGTGGTTTCTATTCTAACAAGCGTTGCAGGGCTTCCAGAATTGGAAGAAATTGTAGATGAAAGTTAGGAGTGAAATCATATGACAGAAGCAGTTACAGTTGCTTTGATTTCTGGTCTATGTGTAGCTGTGCCTAGTGTAATCACTACAATGTTTTCAAACAATAAAGCTAATACATTAATGAATTATCGTATTGATGAGCTGACAAAAAAAGTTGAAAAGCACAATAACGTAGTTGAACGTATGGCGCTTCAAGAGCGTGAAACTAAAGCAATATGGAAAAGAATTGATGAAATCAAAGAGGAATTAGAGAAAGAGAGTGGATAGCTCTCTTTTTATTTTAAAAAAGGAGGAAATAGCATATGAGTTATGTTATGAAAGAACATTTAGCGAATAAAGCTAATTATGGTTCAAAAAGAGATTTATCAAAAATTAAATATTTAGTCATTCATTATACAAGCAATGATGGTGATAGTGATGAATCGAATGGTAAATACTTTGCTAGGGAAATTGTCAAAGCATCTGCTCATTACTTTGTTGATGATGATTCAGTTACACATTCAGTTCCAGATGATTACGTAGCTTATAGTGTTGGTGGTAAGTGTCAATCGGCTCATCATCCAATGTATCAAATCATCACTAACAGTAATTCATTGTCGATTGAAATGTGTGATTCCAACAAAAATGGTGTTGTTGAAATTACCGATAAGACATTAGAAAATGTATATGCATTAGCACGTGCGTTGATGAAAAAATATAACATTGATATTGATCATGTTTATCGTCATTATGATGTAAATGGTAAATTATGCCCAAACTGTAATGGTTTACTAAATGATAACGTATGGCAAACATTCAAGAATAACATTGTTAACTCTAAAACTGGAGCACTAGGCACAGGCACTGTAGTTCCAGCTGCTGCTAAAAATGATAACTTAGACAGTTTGATTGCAAGAGGTCAACAACATTCAATCAATTTTACAGGTCATTCAATTGCAACTGATGGTGCATATGGTCCTAAGACTCGAGCAAATGTTGCTAGATGCTTCCAAGTTGCAATCAACAAAGATTATGGAGCTAAATTAAAGGTTGATGGTGCTTTTGGTAAAAACAGTAAATCGGCTTTAGGTAAACACTATGTAAAACGTAAAGAAACTCAATACATGGTTACAGCAGTAGAAATTGCTTTAATGTGTCGAGGATATGATGTTGGCGGTGTCGAATGCCCAGGTCAATTTGGCGGTGGGCTAGAAGCTGCAGTTAAACAATTCCAATCAGACAGAGGATTAAAAGTTGATGGAATCGCAGGAAGAAACACTATTTTGAAATTAATGGGTGTTTAGAATGAAAAAATTAAAAATCATCATTATTATATTACTTTTATTGATTATTTGTTTACTTGCTAAAAATACTCAATATCATTCTCAAATTATCGAAAAAGATAATCAAATTGAGAAATTAAAACAAGAAAATTTGAAATATCAATATCAGATTGAAGAAATGAATGAGCAGTGGGGAGTTTACAGCGAATAATTAAATAGTATAATTAAAGTTGTAAAAATTTAATTGTATTATAACCAATCCATACTTTGGTTAAATAATTCGACGTCAAAAAAACAATTGAATATTTTACATTAAAAAAAGCCTACTCAATCAAGAGTAGGTTTTTTATTTATTCATATTCGTATTCGTTTTCAATGATAACATCTACACGTTTCATAATTACATCAGCAACAGTATCATCTTTTAAAAGTAATTTGAAATCAACTTTTAATTTGAAAAAATCTAGCAAAACGATGTATGCGTAAGCATTGGCATCTACTTCTTCGCTTTGAAGATTATACTCTCTTATAGAAAGCTTATCGCTAGTTTTATAATTATCAAAATCAAAGACATGTGTATCGATTTGATATTTATGTCTTAATTCATGCGCGATAGCAAATGCCATATCAACATCACCGTATTCATATTTGGTTCTTAAATACAGAATTGATTTTTCATTTTCATAAGCCAATGTAGCTAGTTGAGTACCTTGATTGAATTTTTTATCATCTGTAACTATACTATCAGGTATAGAGATACATAGATCCTCACATACTTCTTTGATAAATTCTAATATTCCGTTCATTATTTTTCCTCCTTCAAATTATAAATTTTATTGTATAATTCCTCTATAGTTAGATTTAAAGCTTCAGAAATTTTCATTCCATTTTCCACTGATGTGCTTTTAAATTCTGTATTGCCTTTAATAATATCCACCAGAGTTGAGCGAGAAATTCCTGTTTCTCTAACAAGTTGAGCAATTGTTTTATCAGTTAAATCCAATAGTTTCATTATTATCATCCTTTCTAATTGATTTCAATTTTTGCGTAACTATCATCATATGATACGTCACCCCACTCTTCATCCCAGTAAGAACCAGTGTCGTGATCGCTGAATCTGATACATAATTCTTTTAAATCTTCTAGCTCTTCATCATCCATATCTTCATAGTAATCGGCATCGTCAGTTTCATTCATAACCATTTCCATGTTCCTTTGAGTGTATGGAATATATAGATATGTGCTGATTGATTTTCTAGAAGTTTCAATTCTATAATTTTCAAGATTGAAATCTTTAACTAACATATTTATTTTCTTTTCAATATGTCTTAATTTTGATTGAGCATCAGCAAGTTGATCATCATATTTTCTATAGTCATTTATTGCTTTATCAGTATCATCAGGAAGACATTCTTCATAATAAAACAAAAAATTAATTGCATCTTCAACTTCACCTTCATCAAATCTATAATCTCGACCGTATTCTTCGCAATCTTCATTTTCTTCAAAATCGATATCTTCATCTTCTGCCGCTTCATCTTTCATTTCGAAGTAGTTTTCAATATCCCAATTTGCAGTAGAAATAATATTTTCAACTGCATTTTTTTTAAAAAAAAGTAAATCTTCAATATAATTATGTTCCATTTTTCTTCACCTCTTTTTTTAATCTTCTACAGCACTTTCTAATAAATATTGAGCAATTTCATATTCATTGTTGAAAATTGCTTGAACAGCAGTTACTATTTTATCAACGTAAGTACCAGCTTGATTGTAGAAACTTTTTTTATAATAAACATCAGCTAGATCGTAAACAGCAGAGATAACTTCTTTGCTGACATGAATTTTACCTTGTTTGTTGCAAGCGAAGACAACGTTTGCTTGTTTTCTTGTGATTCCAATTGATACGTTTTTTCCTTCTTTTAAACATTTATGTACCATTTCATTTGCGAAGTCATGTGCTCTTTGTTCTAGTGTGTTCATTTTCTTTTACCTATGTCCTTTGGACTACCTTTCTTATTACACTTATATTATATAACGGTATACCGTTAAAGTCAACATAAAAATAGCGGTTTATCGTTATTTTTATATTATAGACATCATAAATACGCAAATTCACATGCACATTCAATTAGTTAACAGAAAAATTAAAAGAATATTATCTATTTCTTCAAAAGTATTTCAACAACTTTATTTATTAGCTAATAATTGCATGAAAAGACCCTAGCTTAATCGA